TGGCAACATTGGACACTGCAACCTTTTCGGCGACATCCTTAGAGATTTTTTTATGCGCTTCCATCAGAGCCGCTGTTTCCTTTTCAACCATTCCGCCAGCAACACGCTCGACAGTTCCTTTAAGGGCGGCCTTACCAAGCAATCCACCGGCACCGGCTGTCAAAACCGACTGGCCTATCTGGCCAAGCCCCATGCCAATCGCACCCTGCAAAAAGTCAACCAACGCACCAGGGTCGCCATTGCGCGCCATGTCATAGGCGGTTGTGGCGGAATCGCTCGCCTTAGAGTTTATCTGTAGTTCTTCACCGATGGACTTGTACTTTTCGAGCGCAGCATTCTTCGCGGCAGTTGCAAACCCACCGGGACCAAATGCGGATTCAGCGGTAGCCGCCGCCGCAGCGCCAGCACCCGCGAGCAGCTGTTCGGTTTGTGTTCCTGAGTTCTTGAATTGACGCCAGAAGTCACCGCCTTTCGGCTCATACCCCATATGAGCGGTAACGGCCTCGATGGGAACGTCATACGCCTTTGCCACATTGCGGATGACATCAACATCGTCCAGACCTTTAAGCTCAGGAAAGGTATTGCGGTATTCTTCGATTGACGGCATTTTACCCCCAGTATTGAGGCTCAGGTCTATAGACCATTATCCATTATTTCTGACTGGAAGTTTGCTGTTTAAGCCATTGCTGATATAGAGGGTCACTTATGGCGCGCTCATAGCGAGTTTGAAGTCCTAGTCGCTCTGGTACGCCCTCAGGCATGGTCTCGATTTGTTTTCCAAGATCATCAACCAATGCCGCAGCACCTTCCGGGGTTGTAATCCTTCCGGTTATAGCATTGCCAACCTTGCTTAGCAGTCCTCGCACTCTTTGATTAAACGCTGCACTTGAAGCCTCTTTCTCGTTCATTCCAGCAAGATGTGGGTCGGTATTTCTTAGGTTTTTTACAGCCTCCGATTCTTCCCCAGCACTCAACAATTGGGATTTTTTTGTCTCCTCTGCTAAGTCAGAGTCCATCTTCATTTTTACAGCGGTGGCAGTTGGATCAAAATCTCCTTTGGCACCAAGAACGGGGACTTCTTTCTGTGGTTGTTTTCCGTAAATACGGCTCTTTGCGCCAGTTACAGGGTCAACGGTTTCTGTAAAATCCCTGTTGTCTGATTTATCGGAAAGCCATCCTTGCGCTTTGCCATATCTTTGCAGTCTTTCCAGTTCAGCCGGGTCTGTTGTCGTTGATATATCTTTGGCCCACGCACTTCGTGAATTGATTTCCTGCTCTTGTGCAGACTGCTTTCCAACCTCTTGCGAACGAAGTTTAAGAAGCCCTTTTTGATACTCGGACGTGTTTTGGTTGGCTTGCTCTCTAAGCTGCAACTCTGCATCTGTTTTCTTGTTCTGGACATCCCACTGGCCTTGTTGAGCCTGTAGTTGGTTATTTGCCAGATCCTTTCTAAGTTCATTAAGCCGTTCTTCTCTTTGGGCCGCCGCTGCGTCACGCTGGGCTGCAAGAGAAGCGGCGGCTCGATTCTTGAGTTCATCGTCCGCAATCTCACCGGCGCCCTTGAACCCGCCGGCAATCGCCGTACCCAGAAGCCCGAGTCCCATTATTGCATTCCCCCAGAAAGCAACCCACCGCCTTGAGGGGCTGGTTGTTGGTTGGCAGGTTCACCGGATTCTTCTGCCGGGCCTTGCTGAGTCTCGCCAGATTCTTCCGAATCACCCTGGTCGGCAAATTGTCCAATCTTTTGGATAGCTGCGCTCACCTCGTCCGTCCCTGCACCTTCCCACAATCCCGCAGCTTCGCCAAGCTCAAGAAGGAAAACAACGACCGCAGGCGCAACCGCGAATACGACCTTCGGATTAACACCAGAAATGGAATCCTGCATCTTCCGCATGACAACCATGCCGGCGGTTGCCGCTGCCGTGGCAGGGTCCTTAATTTTCGACATCATGTCGATCAGGGCCTTTGATGTTTGCTTGTCATAGATAATCTTTGACGCAGCAATCCCAAGCCGTTGAACACCCTCCATTGCTTTTGGGTCCGGCTGACCCTGTTGCTGTCCTTGATCTGGCGCAGCAGGTGGCGCTGGAGCGGGCGTGGCAGCCGGTGGTGCAATAGGTGACTGAGCCTGCCCCATCGCTTGAGATTGATCTTGATTAACGTCCATCAGGAAGCCTCATTCAGGCGACGCGAGACAAGACCGCTGCGTCCATAGACTTGAGACCCATCTGGCCGCATAAGCTGCCTTGCATAATCCGGTGCTTTGAACCCAACGTCTTGCCCGAAGTAGTTTGAATCGGCGTAGTTTTCCGCAGTAGCTTGGTTGTCCCACCGGGTGCGGTTCTTGGCGATCTCAAGTTGGTTCTTATCGGACGCCGCCTGCGCGTCTGCGGACAGCATAGACGCTCCGATGGTTCCTGCTACCTTGAATGCAGCGGGATTGCTTTGAATGGCCGATCCCACACCGCTCAACATTCCGCTGATGCTGTACTTTGCGCCCTGGCTCACCCCAAGCTCTGCCATCGTAGGCCCATATTCTGCCGCCGCGCCAGTGACCGACCCAGCGGCGCCTGAGCCTGACAAGTAGCTGAATGCGTTACTCGCCGTTGTTGAAAGATTCGACCCAACGGTTGACCAAAACCCCTGCCCGCCAGCGCCCATTGCGCCAAACGCAGACGTTGTTCCAGCACCCCAGGCGCCAAGTGCAGCGCCGCCGGTGTATACCCCAGCCACCAACATGGCAATGTCGCCAATGTTTCCATTCAGGGCGCCACTTACCACGCCTTTCGCGCCCTTGACGACACCCTTAACCGCTTTCTTGGCGCCCTTGAACACTTTGCCAAGCGAGAAGTATTCAGGAAGCCCGGTTTCAGGGTTGATCGTGGCCTCACCATGTGGCGACATGCGGTCGAGCATCGCCTTCTCATCCTTGTTCATATGGACAAGTTCGGTATCGCCATATCGGCCAGCGTCTTTTATTCGCTGCGCCAGCAAACCCATTTGACGATTTTTCATAGCTGCATCCTGGAAATTACATTGGCCAAGTTGATCTTTCCATTATTGCTCGTCGCGCCACTGGTAGTGCTTGTGGTGGATGGTGCCCCGCCGCTCCAATTAAGCAGCGAGACATAATCAACATTCGCCGATGATCCTATCACCGAGAGTCCCGACCGCAGCAAATCCTGATACACACCGACAGCCTTGTTCTTGTCATCTGGCTTCAGGTCAGGATTGCCCATGATAGAAGCAATGCTTCCCATAGTCCCCGTATATAGACTTGCTGCGCCTGCGTTTGATTGAAGTAGCACCCTGTTGCTACCTTCAATGTCTGCAAGCTGTGCGGCTTGATCGCCCTGTAGCTGTTGCCTTACATACGCTGCTGCGTCAGAGTTAATGTTAAGCTGGCTCTGCTGCGCGAATCGCTCGGACTGCAACGTAGACTGCTGTTCCGCAGATGCAGCCTGAAGCTGTCTGTCGATCTCACCTTTCTGCGCCGTCAATGTTTGAAGCTGATTCGCCTCTTGTGCGCTCAAGCTAGAAATGTTCCGAGCCTTCAGGGCCTCAAGCTCTTGGTTTATCTTCCCGGAACGATCCAGAAGATAGGCCTTGTTGGCCTCTGTAACCCCGACTTCATTTGCGGTATTGGTCGCTGTTTGATTCGCCAATCGTTGCGCAGAGTATGTTCCGGCGTCAGCCGCCGCTATCGGCGTAGCAGCATCAATGGCCGCCGCTTCGCCTGCCCCGGCAGCCATTGACGAATTTGACAGCCCCCGCGCATTCGCAGCTTGCGCAGCCGATGTCCTTGCCCGCGTGATAAACGGTGAATCCTGACTCAACAGACCGCGAAGCTGGCCCGCTACGGTATCGGTATTCTGGTTTACCGACCCGAGAGAGGGGTCATAGCCAAACTTCCGGTTGTCGTAGGTGCCGACTGTATTTGCAGTGGCTGTATTTGAAGTCACTGTATTTGCGGATGGTTGCAAATCCGGCCATGGCGCGTTCACATTTGTTGGACGCTTAATTACCCACGGGCTTGTGTTGCTGGTTGTTAGCAGACCTGAACTGGGTGGCGCAGGCCCAAATCCACTGGGTGCCGGTGGGGCCGGGCCGAACCCACTTGGCGCAGGGGGCGCAGGCCCGAACCCACTGGGGGCCGCCAGATCGTATTGTGCGTTATTGGCCATTTTCAAAACCTCTATATCTGTGGATTATATCACCGCATGAGTTTTCGTTGGGCATAATTCACGATAGCACCAGAGAACGTCACCGGATACGAATAGTCAGAGCTTCCGCTTAATTGAAGCGCAATGCTCTCTGCCTGACCGACCAGGTGAATAACCGCCTCAACGTCGCGCTTCGATCCGGGCGAAAGGTCGATGCTGCATGATGTTGGTGACGGTTGAGGCATCAGGGTGGTATTTGCCCCCAAGGAATAATCCACGTTGAACTGCGCATATCCTGCGGACGAACATTCCAGCATGACGGTTGAAAACCGCTTTTCTACTCTTGGTGCCTTCAGAACATCACGCGCTAGCTTGAATGACCATCCGATAGCGGCACCGTCAAACGACGTTCCCTTTTCCATTTCGTAGACATATCCGTTGTCGGACCCAAATAGTATGACCTCTGATCCGTTGCTGTCCTCACTAGAATGGATGCAGACCACTTTATTCGGAAGGGTAACCGTGCTCATCCCGACAACAGACGCCCCGTATTTTCCCGGGCCTACCGTGACATATACTCCGGTTCCGTCAGTAAAATACAGCCTGTACTGGCTTTTTTTCCTTGCTACACAAGAGGTTATAGCCGACTTTCCGGAAAAGAATGTCTTTATCTGATTACTCAACGTGGCGTGAGAGAAATTCCCAAATTCCTGAACGGTTTGAAGGCTGGTAATTCCTTGGTCATCAAGGAATATCGTGAGCCCAACATCCTGCATCGTCCCGGATATTGCCCCCAATTCTTCACGGTAGGTCACCAGGTTCCAGTCCGCCGAGCTTGAACCGTACAGAGTAGCCGTTCGGTTTCTGGTGAAGATCGTCAATGCACCGCTTGTTTGTGACCCCGGTTGAGCAATAAACCCGGTAACAGTGTCCCCCATGGCCAACTCACCCGCCCCTGTTATTGGACTCCACTGATACGGAAACCCGGGGCTTGAATGCTGCACCGATCCGCCGAAGGAAAAGAACAGGTGGTTCTTGTGGGAAAACACATGACTTGGGGTATCTGTCGTCATCCCGGTTCTTATCGGAACAAGGACGGTGCCGTCAAACTCAAATCCTCGATCTACACCATTGGCGCCATAGACACGCTTAGTCGTCGTGCTTCCGGTGTAGTTTGTCGTGACGAACTTGTAGTTACCATTTGGGTTTAGCGTGATCGCTGTTGCTGTCGATGTCGCAAGGGCTATGGTGTTGTCGATTGCAGGACTGGTCATCACCCTGTTGCCGGCTCCGCTTGCTGCTACGACTACGAATAATCCCCCCCCGTAAGCTATAGATGTCCAATTATTATCCGCAGCGCTTGTTCGGATAGCCCATGTTATCCCGTCAGGACTTGTCATTACCCTGTTTCCGGTTCCAGAACCTGCTACGGCAACAAACAGTCCTGCGCCGTAGACGACAGACCGCCACTGATTATCCGCAGCGCTTGTTCTGATGGTCCAAGTAATGCCATCGGGGCTCGTCATCACCCTGTTTCCGGATCCGTCGAAAGCAACAGCAACAAATAAACCATTACCGTAAACGACAGACACCCAAGTATTGTCTGCGGCGCTTGTTCGGATGGTCCAAGTAATTCCATCCGGACTTGTCATTACCCTGTTGCCGGTTCCAGTCCCTGCTACGGCAACGAACAACCCATTACCATAGGTGACAGATAGCCAGTTATTATCAGCAGCACTTGTTCGAATAGTCCAGGTTATCCCGTCAGGGCTCGTCATTACCCTGTTTCCGGTTCCGCTTGTTGATACTGCGACAAACAGCCCGTTTCCGTAGATGACAGACCGCCATTGATTATCGGCAGCACTTGTTCGGATAGCCCATGTTATCCCGTCAGGGCTGGTCATCACCCTGTTGCCGACTCCTCCGAGGTTGGCAACAACGACAAATATACCGTTGCCGTAGGCGACGCCGTACCACTCATTATCGGCAGCACTTGTTCGGATAGCCCATGTTATCCCGTCAGGACTTGTCATTACCCTGTTGCCGGTTCCAGTCCCTGCTACGGCAACGAACAGTCCTGCGCCGTAAGCGATAGAATTCCAAACGTTATCGGCTGCACTTATACGGGTTGTCCAATTGATTCCGTTCGCCGCTGTCACCGAAGGATCACCGGTGATGTATCCTTGCGCAAAACTACCACCCGACGGTGTGGTGACGATCAGTCGGCCTTTTGCAGAGTTAAGCGCCCAGTCGCCACTTTCCAATGCAACGCGCTTGACCGTCGCTGTTACTGAACCCTGAGAAATCTGAGAGCCCTCCGCGGGCGGCATTATCACGCCCTGCTCAAACGGAAGCTCATAGAACAAGGGGACATTCACCCATCCAGAAGCGGATGATTTGTAAATGTCTGTCGCCGTCCCCCCGGAATTATTCCGGAAGGCATAGGTTACGTCGTTGTATCGCACAACCCCCGTGACCGATCCTGATCCAGGGACAGCAGATATATCAGCCCGATAAACATCCGCCGCAAGGTTGTTGTACTGGGCGTTCAGAAGGTTGGTCGAAGCGCCACTTACTACCGCAGCCGATGTCGTGGTAGCTTGTGGGGCTGCAGCGACATTTAATACTTCCCCGGAAACAAACGTCCCGGTTATCTTGGTGACGGCTATATAACCAGAAGTTATGGCTATGACATAACCAGTTGCGCCAGACGTTACCCCGGTGACGGTATTCCCTACGGATATGCTTCCGGTTAGTGTTATATTGATTATGGAATACGTCGCCGCCGAAGGTTTCGGTTTCCCATTTGACGCTTCATACCCTGCCGTTGTGACATACCCGCCATAGAGGTCGCATTCGATGTTATTTGCCACCCGGCAAAGCCCGGGGCGCAGTTCAAGCGGGGGTGTAACGGTATCAAGACCGCCACCGAAGGCGATATGGCTTTGCCCTATCCCGCGTGTGCGTGACCGCGCCTGGCGGATCATCACTCTGCCCGGATAGAATTGTCGGCGTTCGCGCCCATCGTGCGTTGAGCATGGCCGAACAATTGCGATGATTCCAATTTAGTCATTTCAACAGCGTGTTCGAGCATGGCTTGGTTAAATCCTTCCCACGATTCGTTGTATTCATTCACCTTCGCCTTCGCCAAAGTGACAATGGCCCGCTCAAATTCCGCCGGGATCAGAGAAACATCAGCATCCGCCGACATCTTCAAAGGGGTGCGGAAATACTCTGCCGTCAAGGTCAAAGCAGCGGTCGGAATTGGGGTGAGTCGTACCTTTTTGTTGGGAAGAAGGATCATCGCGGTAGGCGTCCCTGACAGCGTTGAGTTCGCCAAGGTGCGATTCGATTCGTATTCGTATATCCGTATCGGGTTGGTTCCGATCAGGGTTGCATAGTCATCTGAAATGAATGCCCTGACCGTGGTCGGTGGGGTGTATTCGTTGTACAGGCCGCTATTCGCCCCTATCGTCAACACCTGCGTCCATGTGTTCCACAGAAAGCGCCAGTCAACCGACGACCCCTGAATGAATACGTCGGCTTCAATGACCGCTTCGACCAGCATTTTGTAGAACCCGGTCGCCCCCGTAACCGTTGTAAGCCCATCATCCGGCATCCCGGTTTCGCGCAATACCGTTTGGCAGATCGTCAATAGTGACATCGATTGACATCCTAAAAATTCTTAAAGGTGATGTTTCTCGGAAGCCGGGATGAGCGGATCACAATGGATTGACGTACTTAGGCGGGTCATTTGAGAGGGCCAGCCCTAACTTGAGATTCCAGTATTCCGCCTTTCATTATATTAACCTCATCAGTTTAATACACCTAAGGAACAAACTGGAATTAAGAAGTAAAACACCGATGGTCACACCATGATCTCCTCAATGGAGATGAATGATTTATTGGTAGTCCCCAACAATCTATCACTAGACCCATTAAACGTAGTTGTGGCAGACGTAGTTATTCCGGCCCGAACCGATATAACAGTGCTTGCAACACTCCCGGCGACAAATGGAGTAGGCGCAACTACTATGCGAGTTGTCCCCCCGGCTGTGGGATGGGTGTAAAAGAACCCTGCCGCAAAACAATCAGTTGCTGAATCTCTAAACAACGCCACCGTTAGCCAGTTGGAGTTGATGGAACTGGCAAACTCACCTTCCGCATTTATCTTCAAAAGGTTCGCCGCCGCGGCAGGGAGCAATGCCGGCGTGGCCATATACTGGTTACCCTCAGTACTTTGAGGGATCGTATCGTCCATAGGGAGTACTGTTGTCCCCGTGGCCGCTGCGCTGTAAGAATTATGCGCACGCTGAACAACATCCCCCGGCAGCTTGCTCCCTTGGCTGAACAACTTGATCGTCGGTGCGGTGACCCACGTCCCGGCGGTCGTCAGTGTGTAGTCCAGCCGCCCGAGAATCCGATAGACTTTCGAGGTTACCGCCGTGCCGGTGTAGAAAACACCCGCGCTGCCCGCTGCTCCGGCCCCGCCCTCGGCAGTACTCGACGCTACGCCGTTGTCCTCAAGACCAACAATCGCAGTGCCGGTGTAGCATTTGATTACACCCAAACGCAGGGTTCCGGCATCATTGAATGCCACGATCCAGATACGGAACGGCTCATTATTGAGCGCACCCAACGTCGATCCGCTGGAAAGTGTCAGCGATAATACGGCAGTAATGGATAACACCGAAAACCCACCAGTGCCGTCCTGGAACGCCAGATAAGCGGGGTCGCTCGCGGAAGGATCAGTACCCGCCTGTGTTTTTACCGCGATCGTTTCCGAGTTATCCGTGCGGCTAGTAACGAGCGTTAGATTACCAATCAGGAAACTGTTCGTCGTCATGCGGCGTTTTATTTTGCTGAGCTTGAGCGGCGTAACAATCCGCACATCATCGGCTTCGTTATCAACCTCAGCTTGCGTCGCCAATTCCGCAATACCAGCTACAGTCTCGCTAGCTTGAGATGAAGAGATGCCTCCAGACCCCTGTTGGGATTCCATCACCCCGCCTTTCATTGGCCGATCCTCACGTTAGCGGTGCCGCTGGTGTAGTTCCCGGTTTTGAATCCGACTCTGTAGAGGACGCCAACAGCCGGCTCATTCCCGGTATCCTCGAAATTAGCGGTGTAGTTCTGCACGTCGAGCCAGGTTGTTCCAGCATCGAATGACCTCTGGATTGTCACAGTCCCGGCCCAGGTACCACTGATCGATAGACTGAACGCCCCACTCAATACTACCCCTGAGGTGAATGTATTCTGCGCGGTAAGGCTCGCAGACGCCGACTTTGATACGACAGCCGTGAAGGTAGCCATTAGGATTCACCCAGGAACTTAATAGCCGCTTCCGAATCCGTCCACACGCCGCCTTTTGCTTCTACTTGCGCCTTGAGTGTGCGCCAGTGTGGCTTTCCGTGCTCGTCGGGTTCTTCCTGAACGCTTGCGGGTTCTTCCTGAACGCTTGCGGGCTCTTCGTGAACAAGGACGG